GCGCAGCTCGCCGATCAGATGGGGTGTTCACGGCGCTCTGTCATGCTGTCGAATAAGATATCCCAAATCGACGAAAGCCTGCGCGAAGCTCTGCGCGGTACGCCCTATGCCGACAACCAGGCGTTGCTGCTCAAGATCGCGAAGATCCATCCGGATAGACAAGCGGAGATCGCGCATGGCGCGGCCGAACGTGGCTGGGACATCAAACAGGCGATTTCCAATCCCAAGTCAAAGGACGGTCCAGGCCCGCTCGAACGCCTGCAAAATACGGTACTCGGCGCGCTGAAAAAGGCCGAACCCGCCGACCGGGTCAAGGTGTTCGAAGATCTCTGGCGGCAATATGGCACCGAGCTGCAGGCAGCACATACCGCGTCGTCTGACCCTCTGGGCGGGGGCAAGTCCGATGTGGCGTGAGTGGTTCTCGGCAAAGGAGATCGTCGCCGCCCGCTCGGACGCGCTGCCCTCCAGCGTTCGCAGCTTCAACCGTCTCGCTGATCGAGAGGGCTGGAGACACGATCCCACCAAGACGCGCAAGCTGAAGGCGGGCGGGCGCGGCCGACCCGCGTGGCAGTATCACATCAGTCTGCTGCCTCTGGACACGCAGTTCCGGCTTATTCTGATATTTCCCTCGGAGGCGGCGATCTCCTCAGTGTCGGGATGGCAGAAGAATGTCGCCACAACGATCGCAGAAGAGCGGTCGTTGTGGCACGCGATGGACGCTATCGATCGAGAGCAATTTATTGAGCGCCTCGTAGCCCAGGCGCGCGACCAATGAGGCGTGAGTGGTTCTCGGCCGAGGAGATCGTCGCCGCAGGTTCGCCCGAACTGTCGAGCAGCATCAGCAGTTTCAACCGCTTCGCCGCCGCCCATCTGCGCCGCGTCGCAGGCAAGGCCCGCAAGAGAACCGGAGCCCGTGGCGCGCCGCCCTGGGAATATCATATCAGTCTGCTGCCCCACGCGGCGCAGATGCGGCTGACCCTGACCAACGGCGCCGTAGCTGTCACCGGGAAGGCTTCGGCCAAATCCCGGCGGATCGAAGCCGCCTGGAAGGCCTATCAGAAGGCGACGGCAAAAGCGAAAGCCAAGGCGGAGCGGGCACTGGACGCGATCCAGCTGGTCGCGCGGCTGGAAGCGGCCGGACTTAATGTCGATGTTGCGGTGAGAAAAGCGGCCGCCGAACTGAGAGTGTCGCCGGCTTCGATCTATCGCTGGCGAGATCTGGTCAAGGGCGTCGCCGCCCAACACCATCTGCCGTTGCTGCTGCCGGGCTATAAGCCGACCTCGAAATTCACCGAATGCCACCCCGAGGCCTGGGAAGTGCTGGTATCGGACTGGCTGCGGCCGGAGCGGCCGAGCTTTGCGGCCTGCTATCGGCGGATGAAGAATACCGCCGAGGCCAACGGGTGGGAACCGATCCCACTGGTCTCGGCGCTAAGACGGCGTCGCAAGCGCCAGATTGATCCCGCTGTCGCCGAGCTGGCGCGGGGAGGCAAGGACAAGGCCAAGCGGCTCTATCCGGCGCAGCGGCGGACGCGCGCGATGCTCGACGCGATGGAGGCGGTCAATATGGACGGGCACAGGCTCGACGTGTTCGTGGCGCTGCCTGATACGAAAAAACCCGTGCGGATGCATCTGATCGTCCTGCAGGATCTCTATTCTGGAAAGGTCGTCGGCTGGCGGCTGGCCGAGAGCGAGAATAGAGTCGCGGTGCGGCTGACGATCGGCGACATGGTCGAGAACTTCGGCATCCCCGATCGTATCGTGCTCGACAACGGGCGGGCGTTCGCGTCGAAGTGGATTTCGGGCGGGACGCCCAACCGCTACCGTTTCAAGGTTCGCGACGAGGATCCGCGCGGGCTGCTGACGAGCCTCGGCGTCGAGGTCCACTGGACCAAGCCCTATTCGGGCCAGTCGAAGCCGATCGAGCGCGCGTTCCGCGATCTCGCCGAGGAGATCGCCAAGCATCCGTTCTGCGCGGGCGCCTATGTCGGCAACACGCCGCTCGCCAAGCCCGAGAATTACGGATCGCGCGCGGTGCCGGTCGAGGATTTCCGCGCGCATGTGGCGCGGATGGTCGCCGAGCATAACGCGCGGCCGGGCCGCGATACCGAGACCGCCAAAGGGCGAAGCTTCGACGAGACGTTCGGCGAGAGTTTCGCCCGCGCGATCGTGCGCTGGCCGACGCGGGCGCAAAAGTCGCTGTGGCTGCTCGCCGCCGAGCGGGTCAGCGCGCAGCGCGGATCGGGCGAGATCCATCTGTTCGGCAACCGCTATTGGGCGCCGGCGATGAACGGCCATGCCGGGCGCAAGGTGACGGTGCGCTTCGATCCCGATCATCTGCACCGACCGATCGGCGTCTACGCCGCCGACGACAGGCTGATCTGCGAGGCCGAGTGCATCGCCGACAGCGGCTTCTTCGATGCCGAGGCGGCGCAGGAGCACGGCCGCAACCGCGCCGCCTGGGAACGCGCGCAGCGCGAGCAGCTGCGGCTGCACCGCAAGCTCAGCGCCGACGAGCTCGCCGCGCTCTACGGTTCGACGCCGTCGCCGGCGGCGCCCGCGGCTGCTCATCCAAAGGTCAAGAGACTGGCTGTCGGGGGACCGGCCGGCGCAGCGGGGCTCCAGGTCGAGGACGCACCCGGGACGATGGACGAAGAGAATTTCGAGGAGAGTTTTTCGAGGGGGCTGAGGCTGATCGCGGGAGAGCGATCGGGCGAGCTTTGACACGCAAGGGAGAGAGAGATGACGACGAAAACCGGTTCGACATGGGAAGTGCCCGCCGGGTCGCCAGAAGGCGGCGGCGCGGGCCGCGCGGCGAAAGATCTGGCCGAATGGCGGGTGCTCGCGGCGCGCGTCCGCGCCGCCGCGACGGCGCGCGGGTGGACGAAAAGCGAGGCGGCGCGGCGCGCCGCCGTGCCAAACGGAACATTCAGTCAATGGTACAGCGGCAACTACGCCGGGCGGCTCGACACCACCAACGAGCGCATCCGCAGCTGGCTCGACGCGGTCGAGGAAGCGAGCGCGCTGGCGAGCGGCATCCAGCAGTCGCCCGCGTGGATCGAAACGCCGACTTCGCGCGAGCTGATCGAGACGCTGACCTATGCACAGATGCTTCCCGAAATGGCGATCGTGACGATTGCATCGGGGATGGGCAAGACCGAGACCGCGCGGCATTATTGCGCGACGCGGCCGCACGCGTGGTGCGTGACGATGTCGCCGTGCACGCGCAACGTGCACGGGATGCTCAGCGAGATCGCCGCCGAGATCGGCGTCACGGGTCTCGGGGCCGCCGGGCTGCACCGCAAGATCGGCGAGCGGCTGGCGAAGGCCGGAGGCTGCAGCCTGCTGATCGTCGACGAGGCGCAGAACCTCGCCGACGCGGCGATCGACCAGCTGCGGCACTTTCTCGACCTTTATTGTTGCGGCATCGCGCTGCTCGGAAACGACGAAATCTACACGCGATTTTCGGGCGATCGCGACGGTCCGAGCTACGCGCAGATCAGGCGGCGGTTCGGCAAAAGGCTGCGGCGGACCAAGCCGCATAGAGACGATATCGGCCTGCTGATCGACGCATGGGGGATCGCCGACGACGGCGCGCGCAAGCTGCTCGCCGGGATCGGGATGAAGCCCGGAGCGCTCGGCGAGATCGACAAGACGTGCAAGCTCGCGGGGCTGCTCGCGGCGGGCGGCGGCGAGGAGATCGCCGAAAGCCATGTCCGCGCCGCCTGGACCAACCGCGCGGTGGAGGGCTGAACGATGGAGGCTTTCCGAATGTCCCGCCGTGCCCGCGCCGCTCTCGACGCGCTGGCCGTGACCGTTTTCGGCGGCGTCGTCGTCGCGATGACGCTGTTCTGCCTGCTGGTGTCGTCATGAGCGCCCCGGCAGATATCGCGCCGGCGCGGCAGGGTTTCGTCTTTCTCTACCACCACGCCGAGAGCAACCGCTGCCCCGGTTGCGGCCAGGCGCAATGGACGATCGGCCGTTCGACCGCCGAGTGCGCTTTTTGCCGGACGGCGCTGCCGCTGGCCGCGCCGGTCGATCCGATCGAGCGCGAGATCGTTCCCGCCGACCAGCACAGATGAAAGGAAATCATAATGGCCATTCGACGCCATAAGGCTGACCGTCAAGCCGCGCCCCAGACAATCGAAGAGGCGAGCTTCCGGCTCGCCGCCTATCTCGACGCCCAGGCGCGGGCCGAGCAGCTGCGCGCCGACGCCGATGCGAAGATCGCGGCGATCGAGGCAGCCCGCGACGACGCCGTCGCGCCGCTCGCGGCGAGCGCCAATTGCCTGTTCATGGAGCTGCGCGCGTGGTGGGCGGTCGAAAAGAACGAGATCACCGGCGGCCAGCGCAAATCGATCGAGCTCGCGGGCGCCCAGATCGGCGAGCGGACGACGCCGCCGCGGCTTGCGCATCCGGGGCTCAAATCCGACGACATCGTCGAGCGCCTGCGCGCCAAGGGTTGGGACGAGCTGGTCCGGACGAAGCGTTCGCTCGACAAGCCGGGGCTCATCAAGATGTTGCAGGGCGACCATGCCGACCAGATGAAAGCCTTCGGCCTCGATGTCGCGCAGCGCGAGGAGTTCTTTATCGACCGCGCCCAGCCCAAGAGCGCCGACCCGGAGAAGGTCGAGCCCGGCGAGGTCGAGATCCGGGAGGCGAAGCGATGACCGGAATGACAGCACTCCAGGTCGCGCCGGTCGAACGGCTCGATCCGGGCGAGGCGGGCAATGTCTTCGGCATGTCGGGGATCGGCGTCACCGTCGACGGCGACGAGTATCTGCTGTCGATCACCGATCCGAACGGGCTTTCGCTCACCGCGCGGCTCGACGAGGCCAAGCTCGACAGCTTCGCGCACCGTCTCGCCTTCGCGATCGAGGAGAAGAACGCGGCCGCGCGCGGGCCGCTGCCGAGGCTGGGCGAGCCCGGCGAGAGGCTGGTCCGCCGGATCATCCTGTCGGTCGCGTTCGCGACCGGGACAGGGACGGGCGATATCGAAGGCTACAGCCGCGAGAAGCATATCGTCCTCGCGCGGCAGGCGGCGATATGGGCGGCGCGCGTCTGCTCGACCTGCTCCTATCCCGAGCTGGCGCGGATATTCGGCGGCCGCGATCACACGACGATCATCGACCAGTTCAGGGCTGCCGGCAAACGCCGCGGCGCCGACGGCGCGTTCCGGACGTTCACCGACGCGCTGCGCACGGCGACGCTGGGAGACAATGGATGACACCCAAACAGCGCGAGCTGCTCGACTATATAGAAGGCTATTTGCGGCTGCACCGCTACTCGCCGTCGTTCGCCGAGATGGTCGAGGCGATGGGCGTCGCCTCGAAGTCGCGCGTCTTCAAAATGACGGCCGCGCTGATCGAGCAGGGCTATCTCGTCAGGATCGCGGCGGGGAACCGCGCCCGCAACCTCGTGCCCGCGCGGCCCGAGCTCAAGGCTTTCAGCGATCAAGAGCTGCGCGCCGAACTCGCCCGGCGCGGCGAAGCCGAAGCGAGGGCGTTATGAGTAACGCTCTCAAGGCGATCCATGTCGGCAAGCGCGAGCTCGGGCTCGACGACGACGACTATCGCGGCCTGCTCGCCCGGGTGACGGGGAAGAGTTCGTCGGGACAGATGACCGAGGCCGAACGGCGCAGCGTGCTCGACGAGATGAAGCGTCTGGGTTTCAAGAGGCGTTCGGGCAGCGCCCGAAGGGGTTTCGAAGGCGGCTATGCGAAGAAGCTGCGCGCGCTGTGGATTTCGGCGGGGCATCTCGGGCTTGTCCGCAACGCCGACGACGCCGCGCTGATCGCCTTCGTCAAGCGGCAGACCGGGATCGATCACGTCCGCTTCGTGCGCCATCCGCAGGACGCGGCGAAGGCGATCGAGGCGCTCAAGGACTGGATGGCGCGGCCGGCCGGGAAGGGCGGCGGCGGGGTCGAGTGGCCGGCGAAGAGCGAGACAAGCGACATCGCCCGCCGCGCCGCGCCGGGGTTCGACGACGGCCTTCATTGCCGCCACCGCGTTCTCGACGCGATCGAAAAGCAGCTGCGCGCGGCGGGCGCGCTCGCCGGCGGCTATGAGGCGTATCTGCAGAGCGCGCTTCGTCTCCAGGCGAACCACTGGAAATGGAGCGCGGCCGAGCTCGACGAGGGAATCGCGCTGCTCGGCGCGAAGCTGCGCAAGGCCAGGGGCGCGAGCTGATGGCTGAGGCTTGCGATGGCGTCATGCACGACTTCACCGATCCACTCCGGCGCCGGTCCGAAAACAACTGTGCCCATATCCCTCTCGCTGATTTGACATTTATCGCCATTGGGCGCATTTCCGCAAGCGGTGCTAGAAACACCACTTGCCGGACGGCGACCCGAGAGGCGCTTTTTCCTCCACCGTCGTCCGAACCCGGCCCGGGTCGGGAGTGCGCTGAATACAAAACCGCTTCGGCGGGAATAAGCGCGCGTGCCGTAAGTCACGTTTCTAGCTCCCGGCAACCCGCGTCGTTGGCGGGCGACACTACTAGAAAGGTGACTTACGATGACCAATATCATTTCGACGACGGGCCTTGTCGCCCGCATTCACAGGCTGGAGGATCGCGAGCCGTTTATGCTGGCGGCCGATCTGGCCGAGGTCTACGGGACCGAAACGGAGAACGTAACGCGTGCCGTTCGGCGCAATCCGGATCGCTTTCCCGAAGACTTCGCCTTCCGGCTCAGCGAGGCAGAGGCAGAGGTTTTGCGCCGCCAAAATGGCGGGGCAAATTCAGTTTCGGCCATGGACCGAACGCTGCCGCTGGCCTTTACCCATGCCGGAGCGCTGGCGCTGTCGGGCGTGCTCAAGACGGCGGTAGCGGCCGAGGTTTCGGTGATTGTCCATCGCGGCTTTGCCGAGATGGAGCGGCGGGCGTTCGCGCAGATGCGGGCGCTGGTCGCGGGGCTGCGTTGCGACGTGATCGCCGCCAAGCCGATTTACAGCCGGGTGCGCGCGGCGGCGATGGAAGGGCTGTCGTTCGACGCGCTCTGGCGCAAGACGAGCTATCCGCGCTGGAAGCTGGAACAGGCGGTGGCCGAGCTGATCGAGCAGGGCTTGCTCGATGCGCCGCTGGCGGGCATGCAGCCCGACCTGCTCGCCGGAGCATAGGCCGATGGACAGGCCGAATAGCAACCCGATCGACGATCTCGACAGCGGCCTCCAGGCGCTCGCGGCGATCTGCGATCTTGTGCTCGAGGCGCGCGGGCCGACGCTGGCGCATGTCGATCCGAACCTGTTCTGGTTCCTGCTCGATCTGGTGCACGGCACGCTCACCGACGCCCGCGCGCGGCTTTAGCCGCGCTCCGAACCACGCCGCCCTCCTTTCGGGGAGGGCGGCGTGAAGCACGATACCGATCTTTTCAATTACGCCTTCGAGCGGCAGCTCGACGAGCGGCTGGCGCTGCGCAAGGCGGCGCGGGAACTCGACCAGGAGCGGGCGCGCAAGGGCGTGCGGACGCGGCGGCACAATCGTTACGAGAACGATGTGCTGCGCCAGGCGCGGGACGGCGAGGCATGAGCCGGCCGCGGATCTCCGACCATGCGCTGGTGCGCTTTCTGGAACGCGCCGGCGGGCTCGATATCGAGGCGCTGCGCGCGAGCCTGGCGGACTCGCTGGCGCGCGCGCATGACGCCGCGAACGATATCGGCGGCGGCGACTATCTGATCTCCGCCGACGGGCTCGCCTATGTCGTGCGCTCTGGAACGGTGACGACGGTG